TTTTCGGCCGCCTCATTGCGAAGCTCAGACATGGCTTCCATTTTTTCTTTTTCGTTTTCAAATCGGAAATTGTCAGCGGCCATTTTGCTGACGGTTTCGGCCTCTCTAAGCTCTGTAATTTCTTCGTCTCGCTCCCCGTAAGCTCTAAGTATTGTTTGCTTCTCAGTCTCAAAATGTGTGGTTAAGGTCTCAAGTCTTTTGGCGAGGTCTTCCTCAAGGCCGTCACGTCCGAGGCCTGTCTGCACTCCACCTCCGGACGTGTCGCCGCTTCCGCCGTCTACATCTGGCGCCGTTGGAGGGCTTACTAGGTCGAGAAGGGGCGCGGGGCGGCTGCCTTTGCCGATGTTGTTGCGGAAATTGACGATCTTGTTTTCCGTCTCCGCGATCATTTCCCATATTTCGTCTTTGTTGTAATAGACGACGGCGCCATCTTTGCCGAAAAAGCGAACCCTATTTGTTGGGTTATCGAGCATGGAGTACAGGGTGCCAAGCTCGTCTTCTAGCCTCACAATGTCGTCAGCCGCTGCCCCGGCAGTCATGGCCGCCAGCTCTTCTGCCAAGAACTGAGTTATCTTTATAGTGCCGTCAATGGCCTGGGCCGCTTTATTCATCGCGGTAACAACGGCAGTGCCCAGGGCCTGCGCTGATTTCATTGTTGATTCGTCGGAAAGCAGATCAATCAGGTCGTTGATCGCCGGGAGGGCAGCCATCACGACTTCGTTTTTCATTCCGGTGGCCGCACCGGTCAGCTCATCAAGGCCGCGCTTTACATCCTCCAGCTGCTCGAATTCAAGATCAGAAAATACGTTACCCGTGCGCTCCGCTTCATCGCCAAGGATCTTCATTTCCTTGCCGTTGTCCCGGAGTAGCGGGAGCAATGCGGTTGCGTCAGAGGCAATGGCCTCCATGTAGAAGGTCATATCCTTTTGGCTGACACCGGCATCTTTCAGGCTTTTTACGTAAAGCTGGAGGGCGTCCGGGCCTGAAAGCTTGGCAAACTGTTCGGCAGTCACGCCAACCTTTGGCGCGATGTTCTCGAAGAAGTCGGCCATTGGGCCGCCGCCGGTCTGGATGAAGTCACCGATGCGGTCGTTCGTATCCTTGAGGATGTCGGAAAGCTTTTCTTGTTCAATGCCGTAGCGTTTGGCGCCGTAGGCAGCTTTCTGAAACTCTTGTGGTGTGGCCCCAGCCAGGCGGGCAAGGTTTTGAACTTCGCGCGCACCGGTAGAAGTTGAGACAACCATTGCTGCAATGCCTGTTACAGCAGCGGCCGAGGCTGCGGTAAGGGCGGCACCTATCTGATTGGAGTAACGCTCGATTTGCTTCGCGGTCTTCTGGGACTTGCGAGAGGCTTTATCCATGCCCTGAACGAAGCCGCCCGTCTTGGCGACCAGGTCCAGCGTTAATGTGCCAAGCGACTTAGAGGCCATGCCGTCTCCGAATCCTTAAAGTTTGGTTACTTCCATTCTGCCATGGCCTGCTCAAGCGATAGCTCGGGGCGGTCATGGTTTGGCGCAAAGTCGTAGAAGCTGAACGCCTTGGAGTCTTTCTTGCGGCTTAGGTTGGCAGTGAGTGACGCTATCATTGCTGATCCGGCCTCAGCTCTGAGGCCGGCATTTAGCGATCCGCGCCGCTGGCGATAGGCCACCCACTGCGCAAACTCCACCGCACTCATGGACTCCTGCGCTTTGGCGATGGTGTTGCCGCCAATGCCGTTAAGCACCAGCTCATGCCACACCTCCGCCTCTGGCGTCAGCTCCCAGTCTTTCCCAAGTGATTCACTTCACTGATTGCCGCGAGCAACGCCATGGTCAGGTTTCCGTCCAGGGCTCCGCGCTCTGGATCGGACTCGCCCGTTATGTCGGCAGGAGTGAATACTGGTTTGCCTTTTTCATCCACTATGCTCGCCGCGATCCTGCCGGCTACTGGGTCACCATTGCCATTCATGGCCTTTATATCTGACACGGTTGCGCTGTAGGAGAGAGGGCGCACGTAGGTAGTCATGGTGTATTCGTTATCGCCATGCTTCCAGGTGATTTCCTTCTCCACCGGCGCGCCTGTAAACGCCCCGGCTTTTTTCAGACTGTCTAGTGATAAGCTCATTATGCGCCCTTCTTGATCCACGCAGAATTACCGGATCGCTGAATGCTGACCTCGGTTGTGACCACTGTGTTCTGTGCGAAATCGAACGGGAAGTCGGCAATGTAACCTTCGAACGTGAACCATGTTCTGGTTGTTGGAAGATCAAATCCGTCGGCGGGGGATACAGCTAGTGTCGGCGGATCGATTCCGTCTGACCAACCTACTGCGAACTTCAGTGTCGGGGACGGGTTTTCACGCGACAGGTCGTAAAGCGTCAAATGACTAGCGTTGGCCGGGTCTGCGTTCAGGCCCATGGTTGCCTGACCTGGGGTTCGTAGTCCGGGCTGGTAGCTACGCTCGAAAGCATCCAAACAGGTATCTTCGATCTGGTCGGCAGGATCGCCGCCGGGGCTGAATGATGTGGCGCACTCAATCGTCAGGACGGCTGGGTTGCCGTCGTTCGGATCCAGTACATAGACGTTGGTGCCTTGACTCAGAATGGACATAAAAATTACCTCACGGGTTTCTTTTGGGCATTAAAAACCCGCTCAATGGCGGGCCGTTTGGGTGTTTCCGTTTATCGCTGGACTATCCAGTCCACATCGAAAGACACTTGATAGTGGTTGGTTGCTGGGTCGCGGCTTTCACCGCCCCACCGTGTGACGTAGGCAACCGGCTCTATTGCATCTCGTAATGCCTTGGCCACGTTGCGCGCACTGGTTGCTGTGTCTGCGTACACATCAATCTGCAGTGACCAGCTATCTACGTCCGGGGCTTGCCCCAGGTAGTTCTCTGGCAGGCCGCTGATTGTTTGCCATACCGTATAGGGCAGGGCCACACCTTGGGGCGCTTCACCGAAAGGGTAAAGGCGGGTGACTGGCGTACCGATCAGGGCGGTGACCGGGGCAGATGCGGCGCAAACCTCAAAGATTGGTGGGAACATTATTTCGCGGCCTTCTTTTTGGCAGCCTTCAGCACTCGGTCAATCTTTTTGCTGTACTGGCTTATGAATTCGTCAACGGCTTGCTGGCCGGCCTGCCTCGGCACGGGCCGGAAGATGGGTTGAGCCCGGGTGTCTTCTGTTCCGAACTCCAGATGTCTGAAATGCCGTGTGTCGCCGCCAGGCAAGTTTGATTGATCGCTCCCGCCTTTACTTCCGCCGGCACCTCCCATCACACCGACACGGAACATCATGTTTCCGGTCTTCTTGAATGTGCGGCCAGACCATCGGATAGCAATGTTCCTGGAAATACTCTCCGGAGTTGATGGATCATCCACCCTGTCAGCGTTGGCGCGGGCCTGATCCCTCAATACCTGAGCAGCCCGGCGTAATGCGAACCTCCCGCCCTTGCGCTTAATGTCATATTCCAGCGCGCCCAGCTTGCCCAATAGTTCGGGCAAGCCGCTCATGTCGAAGTCTAGGCCATCACTCGCCATCGTTTACACCTGCGCTGACTGGAAGTGTCAGGTATTCAAGGCCGCTTTCCGCGTCCGCCAGCACTCCCTTAATGTTGTAGGTTTGGCCGCGGTGCAGGATCCGCATCTTTGCGGTAATGCCATCCCGGTATCGGATGGTGATCCGTGCAGACACTTCGATCTGGCCGGCCTCGGAGGCGATGAACTCGCGCACAGACAGGGGCTCTACCGATGCCCATACGGTTACAACGTCAGTCCAGCCATTGGTAACTTCACCGGTGACCGGATCCTGAGTTTGGCCCGGGCGCTGAATGGTTACGCGGTGTCGGAGTTTTCCGGCTTTAATGGCCATTAGTACACCCACCCTTTTCGGTTGATGCTGATAAGGCTCTGCGCCGCCATGGGCACTTCATGCGCAGCCGCGCCAGAATCAACGGCAGACCGGTTTGTATACCAGTGCACAACCATCAGCCGGATAAGCTGTCGAATAGTGGCCGGCACATCTTGTCCCGCATCGCCAAAGCCTGCGGTGTAAGTGACTGTTATTGCGTCCAGTCGGTCGGCAGTTGCTGGCCAGCTAACGCCCACTTTTGGCTCGATATAGGCCCAATCTTCATCGCCATAAAGATAAAAATCTTCAACGACCAGGCTTTTTTGAGCATTATCTGGGTCAAAATAAGTGATTGAATCTACAGTCACTGCCGGCGTAACCGGCAAGTGGATTCTAGCCTTTCGGTCGGC